GTGAAGCGGGCGCTGCTGGTGACGCCGAAGGAGAATGGCGGCGGATACTGGGTGATCGACGGCTGCACGCGGCTGGCGGGGGCGCTGGCGGCGGGCATAGAGGAGGTGCCGTGCGAGGTGCGGGCGATCCGCTATGAGGAGATCGACGACGAGGTGTTCTTTGCGAACATGGACCGGTCGCGCTTCGGGACGGGGCTGCGGGTGATGAAGTACCTTGAGATCCACGCGAACGAGGTGCTGGCGGCGGCGACGGCGGGCGAGGATCCGGCGGCGCGGGGCAGGCAGGGCGGGCGCGGAAAAAAGCTGCTTTCACGTGAAAGTAGCTTTTCGGCCAAGGCGATCAGCGCACGGCTGGGGGTGAGTGAAAATGACGTGCTGGCGGGGGTGGAACTGTTGCGGTGCCGGCTGGAGAACAAGACGGTGCGGGTGGACCGCCTGCACAGGCGGGAGCTGGCGGAGGCGACGGACGAGGAGCGGGCGGCGGTGGACGAGGCGTACCGGCGGGTGGCTGAGGGGATGTCGCTGCGGCGGTGGCTGCCTGCGGCGAAGGGGCACGGCGCGACGGCGGGGCGGGGCAAGGCGGAGACGGACTACGCGGCGCTGGCGGAGCGGGCGAGCACGAGCCTGATCAACGCGCTGGAGCACTGGGGGGAGGCGGACTGGACGAGGGTGACCGTATCCCGGAAGAAAGTGGAGCACCAGCTTGCGGTGGCGCTTCACATGATGGCGCTGAGCCTGGGGACGGTGTTTGTGGCGGAGGCGATCAAGGCGAGGTGGACGCAGGAGATGGCCGAGGCGCTGGCGAAGGGGCTGAAGAGCTGAGGGAGGGCGCTATGAGCCGTGTGGCGAAGAAGAGGCTGGTGGCGGTGCGGACGGTGCAGGCGCTGGTGTCTGCGGGGGAGTCTCTTGGGGACGCGTGTTTTGACGCCGGGATTTCCGTGGCGCAGTTCCGGAGATGGTCGCGGCGGATTGACGCGGCGGTGCTGGAGGCGCTCAAGGACGCGCCGCGCTGCGGAGGGGCGGGGAGAAACGGCGGCGTGAACGCCGCCCACAGGACCTGAGAGAGGGCGAGAGGATGGATGCCGTGACGAAGAAGAGGCTGGCGGCGGTGCGGGCGGTGCAGGCTGCGGTGTCGGCGGGGGTGCCGGTAGGCGACGCGTGTTTTGATGCCGGGGTGTCACCGGCGCAGTTTCTGGATTGGTCGCGGCGGATTGACGGGGCGGGGCTGGAGGCGCTGGGGGACGCGCCGCGCGCGGGGAGGCCGCGCGGGGTGGAGCTGGACGGCGAGGAGGAGGCGGCGATTGCCCGGCGGTACCTGCGGGCGAACGCGGGGCGCGGCGCGGGGAGTGTGCGGGCGGCGGTGGCGCATGCGGTGGCCGATCCTGATTCGCCGCTGCGGGATGAGACGCGGGACGCGCTGCGCCCGCTGGCGCAGGGGCTGACGGGGTATGTCCCTGCTGACGTGCGGGACGCGGTGGGCGCGCTTCGAGGGACGGCGGTGAATGTGTACAGGGACGCGCGGGCGGGAGTTTCTGACGGAATCTACATGCCGGGGTGGCTGCGGCGGGACGAGGAGACGGGGCGGCTGCTGCAACCGGGCGAGCGGCAGGTGTGGGATGACGCGAGCCCCAACGTGCCGGTGGCGGTGCCGTGGCCGGTGCGCGGGGACAAATGCGCGGACCGCTGGGGATGGCGGGCGGCTCGGTTTCAGTTGCTCTTGGGGATTGATTGCGCGACGGACATGGTGGTCGGGTACGGGTATGTGCTGCGGGCGAGCGACGGGTACCGGGCGTGCGACGTGGCGGGGACGCTGCTGGAGGTGTGGCGGCGGGCGGGCTACGCACCGAGGGCGTGCGTGATGGAGGGCGGGAGCTGGCAGGCGGCGCATACGCTGGACTTTCTGCGGGCGGCGGGCGTGGCGGTTGTGGACGCGAAGGGCCGCCCGAATCAGAAACTGGTGGAGGGATTTTTCAACCGGCTTTGGACGGAGATGGCGGTGCAGTTGCCGGAGCGTTGCAGCCAGATCGGGCGGTACCGGGGGGAGATGCGGAAGGAGGCGGCGCAGTGGATGAGCGTGCAGAGCGGGGCGCATGACCCGCGCGAGTTTTTCCCGCAGTTGGATGAGTTTCTGGCGGCGCTGGACAGGTCGGTGGCGGCGTTGAACCACCGGGCGCTGAACAGCCGGACGTATGGGCGGTGGGTGCCTGCTGAGCTGTACGCGGGAGCGGCGGCGGGCGGCATCCCGCTGGTGGGCGGACTGTGGCCGCACGCGCTGCCGGTGCGGGCGATCAGGAAGGTGCGCCGGGACGGGATGGTGAGCGTCACGGCGGAGACGCGCATGGAGGGGCTGCGGCATGCGTATTACTTTGCGACGGCGGACGGGTGGCGCTGGAACGGGGCTCCGGCGATGGTGCGGTTCGACCCGCACCGCGCGGAGCAGGGCGCGCATTTGTCGCTGGCGCGTCCGTGGCGCGGGATCGCGGCGGGGACGGTGATCGACGCGGAGGCGCCGTGCGTGAGCGCCGCGCCGGAGTTCACGGCGGCGGCGGGGATCGCGGACTTCAGGGGCGCGGGCCGGGCGGAGAAGCGCAAGGGGATGGCGGCGGTGCGGTCGGTGGTGCGGGCGTATGACGGGCGCGGGGCGATTGAGGCACCGGAGGCGGAGCCCGCACACGGAGGTGCGGGGACACGAGAGGGATGCGGCGTGAACGCCGCGCACAGGACCAGGCGGCGACGGCTGACGGATGAGGAGCGCGCCGGCATTGAGGCGCGGATCTGCGGGATGGTGAGTTAGGAGGGCGGTATGAGGCTTGTTTCACTTTTTGCGGGGATCGGCGGGTTTGATCTTGGCTTTGAGCGTGCGGGGTTCCGCACGGTGGCGACGGTTGAAATCGACGCCAACTGCCAACGCCTGCTGGCGGAGCGGTGGCCGGATGCGGTCCACCTTGACGACGTGAGGACGGCGGGGCGGCACAACCTGCCGGAGTGCGATGTGATTACGTTCGGGTTCCCCTGTCAGGACCTGAGCGTGGCGGGGAAACGGGAAGGGTTAAAAGGAGAAAGGAGCGGCTTATTTTATGAGGCGACGAGAATCATTGATGAGTGCCGACCTGCTGTCGCGCTATTCGAGAATGTTCCCGGATTGTTGTCTTCGCGCCAGGGGCGGGACTTTGCGCGAGTTCTCCAGGAAATGGACAAAATCGGGTATCATGGAGCATGGCGAGTGCTTGACGCTCAATGGTTCGGAGTGGCCCAGCGCCGCCGAAGGATCTTCGGCCTGTTCGCTCGCGTCGGTGCTGGAGACCGGGCCGGTGGACGAGCGCTACTACCTGAGCCGGAAAGCGTCGCGGGGGATCCTGCGCAGGGCGGAAAAGCTGGGCAAGGCCCTGCCGCCGGTGCTGGAGATGGCCTTGCGGGAATCAGCGGGGGAACCGCCAGCATCGCCGGATGGTGCGCCGATGTTTTAGGCATTCCCTCATCATTACAGGGACACCCGGCGCCGGAACGTCGTAACGCCCCTCCGATAACCCACGATGTCGCGCCTTGCCTTAGAGCGAGGGGTGTCGGGACGGCAAGCCCGACGGACTCGCGTGGGCAAGATGCTGTGATAGCTGTTCAGGATGTTGTCCATAGCGACAAGGCGTGCAACGGCAAGGGGTGGAGTGCAGACGGGAGCGCGTACACGCTCGACACGCTGGCGACGCAGGGCGTGTGCCTGCCGGGCGTCTCCGGGACGCTCGATAGAAAATCCTGCTCAGCGAACAGAGGCTGCCAGGGCAACGAGACTGATTTTCTTGTGCCGGAGGTTGCGCGACCGATTGACTGCAACGCTAGTCGCGGCGGGATACCAAGGACGGACGGTCTGGACGGTGCTTTAATCCCCGAGGTCTCAGGAACGCTCAAGGGCAGTGCGCCGGGAAGCGGAACCGACAACAGCGCTGAATCCTGCGACAGGCTTATCCCCGAGATCGCGGGCACACTCGACAGGGAGTGCGGCGGCACACGGCTTCAGGTGCAGTGCGCCCGCAGCGGGCACCTGCTGCCGGCGGTCGGCTGCCGCATGGCAGCATTTGGAAAATACGTTGATGACGGTACGGCCAGCACGGTCAAGGCGCGCGACCACAACAAGGACGCGACGGATTTGACTGCATTCGATGCGTCCCAACGTACAGACGGGGCGCGTGTCACCGGAGACAAGACGGCCACGTTGAGCGGGTTTGCGGGCACGGGCGGAAACAATGTCCCGTGTGTGGCGCAGGTGCAATGGGCGAGCGGCGGCGGACGGATGGAAAACCCCACCGCGCAGGCGTTGCGGTCGGGTGCCGAGTCGAATTATCAGTTTGTCCGCGTGGGCATGAAGGTGCGCCGTCTGACCCCGGTCGAATGCGAGCGGCTACAAGGTTTTCCCGATAACTGGACGGCGGGGTTCAGTGACAGTGCGCGCTACCGGATGCTTGGCAACGCGGTGTGTGTGCCGGTCGCGGCGTGGATCGGCAAGCGCCTTGCGGCGGCGATGCGGCGGAGGGCTGTGCAATGAACAGGACGAAAATCGAATGGTGTGATTTTTCATGGAACCCGGTGGCGGGATGTTCACCGATTAGCGAGGGGTGTGCGCGGACGCCGGGGTGGCGTTTTTCGACAAGCGCAAGGCAGGATGGCTGCTGCGCGAGTTCCCTGATTGACAGGGTGGTTTTTTGACGGGGCGGCGCGGACGCCGCTTGCAGGACTAACAAAGAGAGGGAAAAGGCATGAGCGGAAAAGATGCGGTGACGGAACTGCGCGAGCACGCGCAATGGCTGCGGGACATGATGGCGGCGACGCGCACGAGCCTGAATAAGGCGGTGCGCGACTGGGGCCTCGGGAGCAAGCGCACGTTTGCGCGGATCCTCGACGGGCAGATGGAGGAGGCGGACGCGGCGGAGTGGCTGGAGCGCTACCGCGCGGCGCGCGAACGGCTGGAGAATGAGGAGGGCAAGGAGCCGGTCTACACGCTGCCGACGTATGAGGCGGTGACGGACGCGGTGCTTTCGGCGTTCCGTCCGGGCGTATCGACGGGGCGCGTGGTGTTTGTGATCGGCGCGCCGGGGATCGGCAAGACGACGACGGTAATGGCGCTGGCGCGGAAGTACGGACAGCGGATCGTGAGGATCGAGGCGCACGAGCTGTGGGGCGACAGCCCGTCGAATATGCTGGAGGATCTGCTGGCGGCGCTGGGGATCAATGACGCGCCGGTCTCGGGCGCGGCGCGGATGAAGGAGGCGGTGCGGGCACTGCGGGGTTTCCGCCGGTGCCTGGTGATCGATGAGGCGCACCATGTGGGGCCGCGTATTTTGAACACGATCAAGAGCCTTGTGAACATGACGCCGGGCGAGTTTGTGCTGACGGCGACGCCGCCGATGTGGACGAAGCTCAACAAGGGCGCGTTCGCGGAGGCGTCGCAACTGTACACGAACCGGCTCGGGGCGTTTGTGCTGCTGGAGCTGCTGGACGGTGACGTTGAGCGCTACCTGCTGGAGCGGTTCAAGGGGCGCATCTCGAAGGGCGAGGCTGCGGCGGCGGCGCGGGTGCTGCGGCCGGTGGCCGAGCGCAACGGGTGCTATGCGTTTCTGCGCGACGTGTGCCGCGAGCTGGAGCGCGCGGGCAACGGGTTCGGCGCGGATGCGATTTCGGAGGCGACGCGCGAGGTGCGCGACAACCGCCCGCCGATGTGAGGGGGGCGGTGTGAACACCGCCCACAGAACCTAAAGAGAGAGGAAAGGAAGATGAAAAAGAAGGACATTAAACGGCTGGACGCGATACCGCACGGTACGGAGTGCCGCGTGTCGTTTGTGCGTGATGGCCTGAATGTTGCCGCGATTGCTGGGCTTCTTCAGCAGCGCCGGCCCGGGTGGCGCGTGGCGCGTGGAAACGCCTGATGCTGCGGCGTGGGGGTTCATCAACCCCGAGGACAAAGTGACTATTTTTAAGGGAAACAGTTTCAGGGTGGATCTGCCCTGACAACAAGAGAGGAGAAAGACAATGGCTAAGATGGCAACTAGAAAAAAGACGCCGCGCACGACGATCAAGACGCGGGACGATCTTGAAGGCGTGTTCGGTGAGTACGCGACGCTGGTAATTGAGCTGGACAGGCTCACGGCGCAGATGGAGCTGGAGATCGCGGCGGTTCGTAAAAAATACGAGGACAGGCTGGCCGCTCGCAAGGAGCCTGCGGAGGCATTGTTTGCCGACCTTCAGGCGTATGCGACGCTTAACCCTGACGTGTTCGGTGACAAGCGCAGCATTGAGTTGCTGCACGGCACGCTGGGCTTCCGGACGTGTCCGCCGCGCGTGTTGCAGGTGCCCGGCGTGAAGGTGGAGCACACGCTGGCGGCAATCGCCGCGTTCGTACCGGGCAGGCAGTGGATGCGCGTCCGCCGTGACCTTGACAAGGCTGCGGTGCTGGCGTCGGTGGCGCAGGCGCGCGAGGCCGGGCCGGAGGCCGCTGACAGTATGGCGGCGGATCTGGCGGCGGTAGGGCTGCGGGTGGAACAGGACGAGGTCTTTTTCGCGGAGCCGAAGAGGGAACTGGAGGAGTAACCGCCGGTACACAGAGGTACCGGCGTACGATAAGGGCGGGGCGGCGTGGTCCGCCGCCCCGCTTGAAAGGAGAACGGCATGAGCATGGACAGAACGGAGGCGGCGATTTTTGGGCAGGGCGCGCGGGTGATCGATGCGGCGCAGGTGAGGCGGTTGATACTGGCGGCGCGCCGGGCGTATGACCGGCAGGATGAGCTTGGGCTGACGGACGGCGAGACGTTTGACGCGTGGCGCAAGGCGCAGCTTTGGGACGCGGTGCGGGAGGATTCTTTCCGCGCGGTGACGCAGGGCGATTACGCGGCGGCGATGGCACGGTTCGCCGAGCTGGCGGGCGCGGCGAAGCGCGCCGATCCGGCTGAGGCGGACCGCGAGCGCAGGGCGCGTTGGAAGCTGGAGCGGCTGCTGGCCGATCCGCTGGTGAACGGGCGCTTCGGCGGCGAGGCGGGGGCGCGGGCGTACGCGGGGACGCTGTTCGCGAGGATTCACAGGACGAGTTACGCAGACGCGAACGCGCGGCAAATCTGGCAGGTGTATTTCACGGTGCAGGCGCGGAAGAGGAAGCCGGTACACGGAGGTGCGGGCGCACGATAAGGAGGGGCCGGTATGGCACTGACACAGAGGCAGCTCTTTGCGGATCTGCCGGAGGAGCGGTTCCCGCCGGAGGCAGCGGCGGGAACGGGCGCGGCGGAGCGGTTGCGCGAGGCGGCGCGGTCGGACATGGTGCCGGTCGCGCCTGGCGCATGGATCTGGCGTCCGCGCTCCGGCGACACCGCGCCCGATATGGTCATGTGCCGCTGGGCGAAAACGGAGGGTGGCTGGTCGCCGGTCCCTATCGCGGGGCGGTGGGTGAGGCTTACGGCGGCGGTGGCGGCGCAGATGGGCTTCCGCGACGCGGACCGGTCGAGGCGCTACGATACGCTGCTGCGGCTGTGGCGCGCGGGGTTCATAGACGTGGCGCATGTCTCGCCGGGGGTGTACATGATCGACATGGACTCGTGGCACCGGCATCTGGCGGAGGTGTCGGAGGATGACGGGTACTGGGAGGTTGGCAGGGGCAACCGGGAACGGTACTATAAGGCGAACGGACTGGGCGGGTGGAAACGGAAACTGAAGGGCGAAAAAACATGCTGACGATACGGGCGAACAGGAAGGCGGTGGATTTTATCAGGGCGAAGGCGGCGGTGAGGCCGGAGGACTTCGGGCGGCTGCCGCGCGAGATCAGGATACGCGCTTTCACCACGGCGGCGAGCGAGGATCTGGGTACGTTGCGGAGGATCCTCGATGCGCTGGAGGATCTGCCCGCCGGGGCGGACTGGAAGCAGGCGCGGCGCGAGGTTGCGGGGCTGCTGGCGGACCCTGCCAAGGGCGCGGGGAAACGGGAGAGGGCGCGGGCGAAGCTCATCGTGCATACGGCGGGGCGGCAAGCGTACGCGGCGGCGCGGTGGCGCGAGATGCAGGCGCAGGCGGACGTGTTCCCCTACCTCAAGTATGTGGCGGACGGCGACGAGCGGACGCGCCCCTCTCACATGGCGCTCAACGGGACGGTGGCGCGGATCGACGATCCGTTCTGGCAGACGCATTATCCGCCGTGGGATTTCGGCTGCCGCTGCACGGCGGTGCCGCTCACGGAGGCGGAGGCGCGTGAGGCGGGGATTGCCGATCCAGAAAAACTGCCGCAGCAACCGGCGGAAAATTACAGGTTCGACCCCACGGACATCAACCGTGATCCGGACGAGCTGGCGGATTCCTACGGCAACGAGTGGCCGGCGATGTGCGACGCGATGCGGGCGATAGAGGTGAGCGAGCGCGCGGCAGGGTTGGGCGGATCGGCGGAGGAACGGGGGAAGGAATTGGCGCGGACAGTGACGGCGTGGGACTGGTTTTATCAGGAGTTCGCAAGGAAGGACGGCGCGGAGGCGGCGCGGGTTGCGGTGCGCGACGGGCGCGAGGCGATCTTTCTGAGGCGCGAGGACACGGGGGCGAGGGTGGCGGAGGCGCTGGGCGGCAAGGATTCGGTGGGTGTGCCGCCGGATGCGTGGGCGCTGGCGGCGCAGGGCGTGCGGGTTTCCTATGAGCACGGGCACCCCGGCGGGGCGGTGTTTCCATCGCCCGATGATCTGGTGATCGCGTGGCAACTGGGCGGGCTGGCGGGCGTGAATACTCGGGTGTGGAGGATCGCCTACCGGGTGCTGGACAGGTCGGCCAGGTTCGGCCAGAAGCTGGAGCGGTTCATGAAGCGGAAGTGGAACGAGAAAACCTATCAGGCGTGGGTGGATTTCCTGCATGCGTCTGAGCGTGCGGGACGGTTGGAGGTGAGATGGGAGGTGCGGCATGACTCAGTTTGAGGCTTTGTTGGAGGCGGGGATTTTGACGATGTGGCTGCCGCCGTGGGCCACGGATGACCCGGCGAAGGACACGCGGTTTCTGGCGACGGTGCGGGCGCGCCGTGACGCGCTGGAGGCGTACGTGCGGGGCGAGGGGCCGGAGCCGGGGGCGTGGTCGCTGGATGAGGCGCTGAAGCTGCGGGTGAAGGGCGACCCGAAGGGGCCGCGCCCGCTGCCCTCTGCATTTAGAACCGGGGGCGGACATGGCTGAGATCAATGTGCGCGATTTGATTTCGCCGAAGCTGATCAAGCTGGCGAGCGACGCGACGATGAAGAAGGCGCTGGAGGCGGGCGGCACGGTGCTGGCGCGGGCGGCGCGGCTGAGCTGGCCGGAGCCCGCGCGGCGCCCGGAGCCGTGGGCGCCGCTGGCGGCGTCCACGGTGAGGCGCAAGGGGCACGGCAAGCTGCTCTATGATACCGGCAAGCTGCGCGACAGCATTACGTTAGGTGACGTGACGTCTCGCGAGGCGACGGTGGGCACGGACGCGCCCTACTCGATTTTCCACCAACTGGGAACTAAGAAGATGTCCGCGCGCCCGTTCATCCCGGTGGACAGCAAGGGCGCGCTGGAGCTGACGGCGGAGGTGGAGATCCGCCGGGCAATGGAGGGGGTGATCGAAGCGGCGGTGACGTGACGCGGTGTAAACACCGCTCACAGGACCTGACCCCGCACACGGAGGTGCGGGGCTACGAGAGGGGGCGGCCCCGTCGCACAGTGCGCAGGCACGAGTGCGGCGGGGCCGCCCTTTTTTTATGATGCGGGCACATGAATGGGAAACCGCAACAGAAGATCGGGATGGTGCCCGCCGGGCCGGAGAGGCGCAAGCGCTTCAAGGTTCTGGATTGGGGGCTGAACCCGAACTACAACGGGAGGCGCGTCCATGTAGGGCAGGTGCTTGTGGATGAGATGTCGCGCCCGACGTATGCGTTCAGGCTGGCTCCGCTGGACTATGAGCACAACACGCAGCCGGGGACGGCGGCGTATCAGGCATCCAGCGAGCCGCGCGTGATCGCGGGGTACGGCACGGTGGAGGTGATACCGGACGACGGCGTGTGGATGGAGATGATCCTCTGGGCGGCGGAGCCGGACGGCTGGGCGGCGGCGCACACGTTCGCGGACGTGAGCGCGAACCCGGTGGTGAACAAAGACGGCGAGGTGATCGCGGTCAAGTCCGTGGCGCTGACCCGGACGGGCGCGACCGACAAGCACTTTCTGGACGTGCCGCTCTCGGCGGATGCGGTCAAGGTGCAACAACAAAAAGGAGTAACAATGGACTGGAAGAAACTTCTCATCACGGCGCTGGGTCTCGCGGACGCGGCGACGGATGACGAGATCAAAGCGGCGCTGGATAAGCGCCTGGCGCAGAAGGCTGATCCGGCACCGGCACCGCTGGCGGCGGAGCCGAAACCGGAGGCGCAGACCGCGCCGCTGGCGGCGCAGATCGCCGAGAGCGTGAACGCGGCGGTGGCGCCGCTGGCGGCGCAGGTGAAGAGCCTGGGCGAGGCGGCGCACCGGCGCGACGTGGACGCGGTGCTGGAGCGCGCGCGCATGGAGGGGAAGGCGGTCCCGCTTTCGGCGGAGCAGGCGTATGCGCTGCCGCTGGAGACGCTCAACGGGATCGTTGAAAAAACGCCGGTGACGGTGCCGCTTTCGGCGCGCACGCCGGAGCATGTTGCCGACCAGCCGTTCGCGCAGGGGCCGACGGACGCGCAGCGCGAGATCGCGCTGAACTGCGGCATGGACCCTGACAAGGTGTTCGGCAAGAAAGGAGACAAGTAACATGACGAAGAACAAAGTGTTTGCGGCGTTTGCGGCGCTGGCGGTTGCGGCTGCGGCGCTGGCGTTGGATCGCAACACCCCGGCGCGCACGGGCGAGACCGTGGTGGTGGCGGCGGGCGAGAATCTTGGCGCGGGCTGGCTGTGCGGCATCTGGACGAACGGCCAGGCGTACGCGGCCACGACGGGCAAGGTCCTGCGGATCGTCGGGCGCTCTGAGTTGCGCGCGGCGGCGGGCGAGTCGGTGGTGCTGCGGCGCGGCGTGTTCCGTTGGGACGCGGCGCCGGGCGAGACCAACACGACGGCGGCGGACATCGGGCGCACGGTTTACGTGGCCGGGACGAACTCGGCGTATACGGTGAGCACGAACGCGGCGCCTACGGGTTCGGTCACGAACGCGGCGGGGACGATCATCGACGTGGACGCGGAGGGCATCTGGGTGCGGAGCGGCTTCTAAGGAAAGGAAAAGAAAATGGTAATCAATCAGGCGAATATGGACGGGCTGTTCCGCACGTATTCCACGGTGCTGGCGGAGGCGCAGCAGGCGGCGCGTCAGCGTGCGTTCCCGAATCAGTTGATCGTGGGGGACCTGGCGCTGGAGATGACGGTGGGCGGCGCGGCGGTGCAGCATGCGTGGCTGAGCCAGATCCGCGGCATGCGGAAGTGGGTGGGCGACCGCGTGATCAATAATCTGGAGACGGGGACGATGACGGTCGTCAATGACTCGTTCGAGAACACCGTGGGCGTTCCGAGGACGAGCATCGAGGATGACCAGTACGGCGTTTTCACGCCGCTGATCGCCGCGCTTGGCGCGGATGCCGAGCAGTTGTGGCTGCGGCTGGCCGTGGCGGCGCTCGTCGGCAACGGCGCGTGGGCAGACGGCAACCCGTTCTTCTGCTCCGGGCGCAAGTTTGGCTCGGGCGGCACGATCACGAACGCGGTCAAGACGGCGTTTTCCAAGGCGGCGGTCGAGACGGCGATCAAAGACATGCGCGGGTGGAGGCTCGCGGGCGACGAGCCTGCGGACGTGGCGCCTGACCTGCTGCTGGTGGGGCCGGATCTGGAGGGCACCGCGCTGAGCATCGTGGAGGCGGACATCGAGGCGAACGCGGCGGGCACGCTCGCGGTCTCCAATGTCTCCACGGCGCGGATGCTCAAGGTCCGCGTGGACGTGCGCATCCCGGAGGGGCGCTGGTATGTGACGGCGCGGAAAGCGGGCATCGCCTGCACCGCCGTGCAGAAGCGCAAGACGCCGAAGCTGACGCGCATGGACCGCGACACGGATCAGAACGTGTTCATGAGCGACCAGTTCCTCTACGGCGTTGACGCGCGCGGCGCGGCGTTCTGCACGCTGCCGTTCCTGGCCTACGCGGGCGGGTTTGCCGAGGTGCCGAAGTGGGACAAGGCGCTGGTGAAGTGATCGCACCCGCACACGGAGGTGCGGGCGTACGATAAGGATGTGACTATGGACTGGATGGACTTGGCGGGGGAGATGCCGCTTGAGCAGATTGTTCAGGCGCTGGACGACAATCGCGACGGCGAGGTCGACGAGGCGGCTTGGGAGCTGGTTCAGGCGGGCGCGGCGGAAAGGTTGCGGGACTGCTTCGGCGGTCCGCCCCCCGCCAAGTTCAACCAGACCTGCGGCTATGCCCAGAAGGTGTTCATGCTGGAGGCGCTCTATGTGCGGCGCGGGTTCTACGGGAAGGAGAACCCGTACGCCCAGAAGGCTGCGGACGCGGAGCGGAGGCTGCGCGCGCTGGCGGGCGGCGAGGAGAGCGTGGACGCGGGATCGGCGACGGGTTTTGTGGTGGATCAGCCGCTTTCCGGCACTCCGGTTCACGGTTTTCTGGCGTGAGGCGGCGGACAGGCCGTGCACCGGTGGTGCACGGTATCTAATTTGCGTCGGCGGGGCTGGCGCGATAAAAGGGGCGTGAAAATCATGAAACGCAGTGTGCGCGATTTTAGAGCGGTTTCCGGCGGAGGTGTGAAAATGAGGTTTTTACGGTTTTTTGGTTTGGCGGGGCTGGTTGTTGCGGCGGGCTGCGGGACGGTGCGGCTGCCGACGCAGGCGGAAATTGACGGCGCGGTGCAGACGATCCTGCACGCGGCGGAGCAGGGCGTGGTGGCGTACTACCAGATTCAGGCGATCAAACACGCGGCGCAGCGGGCGGAGCAGTCGATGGAGACGGAGGTGGCCGGGACACCCTGCGGCGAGGCGGGCGCGGCGGCACCGATGATTCCGGCGGCGCAGGACACGCAGTTTGTGATTCACGGTCCGTCTCCGGACGGCCGCGCGCTGGTGGTGGTGCTGGGCGACCGTCCGGCGTGCGGGTACTGTACGCGGCTTTGGGCGCCGGGCTTTGAGCAGAGCGTGGAGGCGCTCCTGCCGGGCGTGGATGTGGTGGACGCGGACAAGAACACGGCGGCGGGATGGTACAAGACCTACCGACCGACCGGCGGGTTCAGCTACCCGCTGGCGCGGGTGTACGGGGCGGACGGGAAATTGCGCGGCGAGTTTGTGGCGCGGAAGATGACGGCGGCGGCGTTCGCGGCGAAGGTGCGCGAGATCTGCCCGGAGTGCGCCACGTACACGGAGGTACGTGGGCTACGATACGGATACGGGGCGGCGGTGTGCGTGGGCTTGACGCGCGTGGATCCGGCGCGGTACGGGGGCTGGCGCGGGGTGTGCCGAGGCTGTGATGTGGACGCGCGGGTGTTCGCGGACGCGTGCCGGGATCACGGGTTGTCGACCGTGACGCTGCTGGATGAGGCGGCGACGTGGGAGAATGTGCTGGCGGCGGTGGAGATGCAGGCGGGCACGCTCGCGCCGGGCGGCCTGCTGACGGTGTTCGTGGCGGGGCACGGCGGGCAGGTGGCGGCGGGCGCGGACGGGAGCGAGGCGGACGGGATGTCGGAAACAATCTGCCTGTATGACGGGCCGCTGGTGGACGACAAGGTTTGGGAATTGTTGCAGCACGCGCGGGCGCGGGGCATCCGCGTGTGGTTTGTGACGGACACCTGCAACGCGGGGTCGAATTACCGGGCGCCGTATGAGTACGCGCGCGGAATCGAAAAGCGGACGCCGTTCTGGCGCGGCGAGCCGGACATGCTGCACTGGGGCGGATGCGCGGACGGCGAGAGTTCATACGGGACATCGCAAGGCGGGAGTTTCACGACGGCGCTGGTGGACGGCTATGCGCCGGGGCAGAGTTACGCGGCGTGGTTCGAGGCGGCGCGGTCGCGCATGGGCCGCGGCCAGACGCCGGTGTGCGAGTGGACGGGCAGGGACTTCCGGCACAAGGAGGCTTTCAAATAATGCGAGCGGCGGGGATGGAAGGGCCGGTCATTCAGATTGTGAACGGCAGCCGCGCGCGGGTCAGCAGGCACTGGCAGTGTACGCTGATCAACGATGCGGTGCTGACGGTGCGGCGCGGGTTCAGTTTTGACGGCGCTTCCATCCCTCGCCTGTTCTGGCGGGTGGCCGGGCACCCGTTCCAGATGCCGCTCCTCGTGGCGGCGACGGCGCATGACGCGGTGTACTCGGCGGAGCTTTTCAGCCGTGGCGAGTGCGACCGGATTTTCCGCGAGCTGATGCGGCGCGCGGGGATCAACCGCGTGAAGCGCAACGCGGTGTATTACGCGGTGCGCTGCGGCGGCTGGGCGGTGTGGCGCAGGCACACGCCGGAGAGCGTGGCGCGGGCGCGGGATTTTTGCACGATTGAGGTGATCGCATGAATACGCGGGCGACGGATATTCTGCGGGCGTTCGCGGCGCTGGTGGATGAGGCGTTCGCCGTGCCGCGCGGTGTGCGGGCGGTGGTCGCTCCCGACCCCGGGCGCGCGGTGGAGCTGTTGACCGCCGGGCAGATGGGCGGGCTGGCGGTGGTGGTGTTTTACGAGGGCGACACGGCGGCGGGCGAGGATCATTGGGACCCGCGCGTGCAGGCCACGCTGCGCGCGGTGATCTGGCGGCGGCAGGGGATGGGCGCTGGCGGGCGGGATTATGAGGCGCTGGCGCTGGCGGAGGAGCTGCGGCGGGCGGTGCGCGGCGCGGACATACCCGGCGCGCTGGGCGGTCCGGCTTACATGGGGATGCAGCCGATCCAGACGATGGAGGGGCGGCTGCTGGAGGGGTACAGTTTGAGGTTTTCCGTGTTGTACGCGGATCTGGCAGGCTAACAGGAAAGGAACGGGGCTATGGAAAAAACGGCGGTGAGAAATGCGGAGGCGCCGCAGGCGCGGGCGGGCGAGACGTATACGATCAAGGGCGGCTCGCAGGTGATCTGGGGCACGTCGCCCACTTCGGAACTTGGCACGGTGATCGCGCACGATGTGGATCACGATGCGAAGTATGAGGTGGTCGAGAACAACATGGGCGCGGTGACGGGCATCGTGATCTACGATACCGAGACGCAGGTGAAGCTGACGATCATCGCGAAGAGCGGCTCAACCGAACCGGAAATCGGAACTACATTGACGGCGGGCGGTGTCTCCGGCGTAGTGCTGAAGGCGGCGACGAGGGCGGCAAACAAGCAGCTCACGAAGTATGAGGTGACCGCGCACAAGTGGGCAAACCTGAGCCTGACGTAAGGAGGGGCGGCATGAGCGGGAATCCGAAACGGGCGCTTGAGGCGCTGACGGCGGGCGGAGTTGAGGTGGACGGCATCACGGTGCGCGAGCTGACGCTGGGGCTGGCGGCGGTGCTGGAGCGGATCGGCAGTCCGCTGGTGACGGCGCGCGCGAAGAGCGAGGCGCTGACGCTGCGCGACATGCTGCCGACGATGTTTGCGATGACGCGGCCGGCGGCGGAGAGCGACGCGCTCCTGACCTCCGGCGGCGCCGAGGCGCTGAAGGCGGCGGCGGTGCGCTGGGCGGACGATCTGAGCACAGAGACCGGCATGAAACTGGGGGCGGCGTGCGCGGCGGCGGTGTCGCGCGTGGCGCGTGTGAGCCCGCAGGGGCTGCCGGACGAGGACGGGCCGGAGGGAAACGGCAGTGCGGCGGGGACGGCTGGATCGCCGCCCTCGCCGCAGTCTGCGCGGAGCGGTTCGGGTGGCCGTGGCCGGAGATCCACGACGGCGCGCCGCTCGCGGTGATCCTGCTGCTGGTGAGGCAGCCGGGGCCCTGGCGTCCGCCGATGGACGGCTGGAGCATGGACGAGCTGGATCTGCTGGACTGGATGGATGAGCACGGCGTGGAGCCGGGCGGCGACATGAGCGGTTTTTTTGGATAGCGGTGTAAACACCGCTCACAGAACGGGAGGCGGCGATGGTACTGGATGCGGTTTTGAGGCTGGATGCGGCGGGGTTCAATACGCCGATCGGGATCTCGGTGCAGGGCGTGCAGACGCTGATCCGGTCGGTGCAGGATGTAGGGCGGGAGTTCCGCGCGGCGTTTGATTTCGGCGGGATGCTCACGGACATTTCCGCAGCGACGGGCGAGGGCGTGGGCGAGATCATGGTGCTCAGGCAGGCGTTCCAGGACACGGGCGTGGGCGCGGAGAATCTGGACCGGACGCTTTCCATCATGCGGCGCTCTATCGGCGGCATCTCTGAAAGCGGCGAGCCGACCGTGAAGATGTTTGACCAGTTGGGGCTGAGCGTGGACACGCTGAAGGGGATGGGCGCGCGCGAGCAGATAGAGACTATCGCGGCGGCGATCAATGATCTGGAGACGCCCGCGCAGCAGAGCGCGGCGGCGATGACGATCTTCGGAAGAAGCGGTGCAAAGATGCTGGCGCTGATGAAAGATCCGGCGGCGTTCGACGTGGCCGCGAAAAGCCTGGGCGGGTTGCCCGCGCTGATGGACCGCAGCGCGTGGGCGTTTGACTCGATCAGCGACCGCATGGGGCGGATCAGGGAGAAGAGCACCGGGCTGTGGGCGGGCATGGCGGAGGGGCTGCTGCCGGTGGTGGACGGGATCACCGAGGCACTGGACGGGATCGACATGACCGGCGTGGGGATGAAGATCGGCGCGGTGATCGGCACGCTGGCGGAGGGGATATCCGTGGCGGCGGACTGGTGGCGCGGCGTGTTCGGCACGGCGATTGACTGGTGGGGGGAAAAGATCGCGTACGCGATGAGCTGGTGGAAGGAACAGATGCCGGCAATCGGGAGCTTTCTCTGGGATGTTTTGAAGTGGCCGGTTGCGCGGCTTTCTGCGGCGTTCGGATGGGTGATCCAACATGCGATGGAGTTGATAGGGAAAATCCCGAAGCTGGGGGAGAAGCTGGGGCTGCAGGGCTTCGAGGCGCAGAGCTGGTCGGAGCTGGTGGAGCAGGCGGATGACGACATTGACGGTGTGTTCACGAAGGTAGCGGATGCGGTGGTGTACGTCGCGCAGGGCGTGAAGGACGCGGTGGGCCAGACGGTGGAGACGGCGGTGTTTAATTGGCGGGCGAAGATGGAAAAGATTGAGGCGGAGGCGAGGCCGGGGAAAACGTACGGCACGGCCTCGCTGGAGGCGGCGGGCAAGGAGAAGGAGAAGCAGGGGCGCGAACTGCCGCGCATCGACGCGGACGCGCTGGCGCGGATCGGCGGCTATCTGGGCGGCGGCGGGCGGACGATGGAGGGGCTGGCCATGCGCACGGCGAAGGCGACCGAGGGGCTGCTGCGGCTGGCGCAGAGCAACACTGGCAGCGGGAGGGCGGCGGTATGGGCGACGTGATCGTAAAGGGGTCGGTGGCGGTCCGCGAGGTGCCTGAGAGCGGCAGCGTGGAGCAGGCGGAGGGTGTCCGGCGTACGGTAGTGCTGGAGGGCGACTACGCGCTTCTGGCTGCGGCGCAACCCGCACGCGGCGATAACTGGGCAGATATGTCCGACTGGACGGTGGACACCTCACACTTGACACGCAAGCGCGGCGGGCTGGGCAAGCTCGTGATTACGCTGGTTCCGTATGAGTCGTTTTACGGCTCGTTTGCCGAGCAGGAATTGCGGTCGCGTATAGAGATTGATTTTGTTCAATACGAGCGACCGATTCTGATGCACCCGACGCTAAACGAGGGCGCGAGCAATTACATGGCGGTCCATCTCAAACGGTGGATGGATCAGGGTTGCGATCCGTTTTATATATACTCAGACGCACAGGACGATCAAAAATCATTGACAGAAGAGGAGCAGAAATGGGCGCAACTGATCCTCAAGGGCGTTGAGGGGTACCTGGAGTTTGCGCCGGTCGTGTCGCGGATTCGGACCTACAAGGGCAGACCGGACGTTGAGGCGCCGGGCAAGCGCGAGGATCCGCCGAGCGGCGGCGTGCCCGGTTACGAGTACCTGAAGACGGCGGACCGGCTCACGCAGAACGAGGATCGCTCATGGACGCGCACGGAGCAATGGACAGGGGCACTCAAATGGGAGGAGCTGCTGTATGAGAGCGCGGAGGGGGATTGATGCACAGGAACCTCACGGCTCCGGTTGCAGGTGACGCATTAAGCGCGGCGTGGGCGCGCGAGCTGGTGGATGAGTTGCGCCGGTGCCGCCTCTCCGTGGCGTGGCCGCTGGTGATCCGCTCGCGCGGGCCGGCGGGGACGCTGCTGGCGCTGTCGGACAGCGCGCCGGTCTCGGGCGCGGCGGAGCCGTGGGCGCTGACGGTGACCGGCGGCCAGGCGACGTGCGTGAACTGCATGGTGATGACCACGACCGTGACGTTTTTTGCCGAGGGTGACGAGATGAAGCTGACCGCGTCCATGAGCGGGACGGAGGGCTGGCTCTGCGGCACGCTCAACACGGAGACCAAGGTGGTGGGGCTGGCGTTCACCGCTCCGCCGACTGCGCTACAGGAGGACAGCGAGGTGATTTATTATCCGCTCTACAAGATGAAGAAGGCGGGCGGTAAATGGGGCGTAACGCTCGACGCGCGCAACATGCCGAGGATCGGGGCGTACCTCTGATGGCGGCGACGTGGAACAGATATGCGGCGGGCGTGCTGGTGGCGGCGGGGATCGCGATCACGGGCACGATGTTCTGGGAGCGCGACGCGGCGCTGCGCGGCGAGGACGTGGCGGCGCTCAACGCGGAGATCCACAAGCGGACCATGTGGAGCCGCATGACCGGCGATCAAACCCCGACGAACCTGCCGTGGCAGTCGCAGCTTTGGGATATCAAGGTCGGGCACGGGCTTTTCTGGACGGCGTTGTACGGCGAGGCACTGGGCGTGGAGCCTTATCCCGTTTTCACTCCAAGCCAGTGGGCGTCTCAATGGTGGTGGTACGGCATGAACGGCGCCCGCGCGTTAGCGTTGCAGGACGCGGCGGGCGCCCCGCTCTGGCTGGACGCGAGCAAGCCCGCGCCGGCGGACGGCGACGTGATAGCCGATTGCGATTCATTCTTTTACTTGCACAGCGCACAGGAAAAAACAAACTATTGCGGCGGTGTGTACACTAAGGAATACTGGAAACTCACGGCATCGAACCACGTCGACAAATTGGCGACTGCGGCAGGCAGAAGTGGAAACAATAAGACGTGGCCGGGCGTTGCACCTACGAACGCGCCTATCTGTAAACGGTGGTACGGTGTTGAAACCAAAAGCGATAACGAGCAGGACTGGTGGCAGACGATTGGAAACGGTTCAACAAACTACCTATTTGATTGTGAGGTGTTTCCCTACGTGTCGCTGGACAAGGTTTACGGCGGGCCGTGTA